AACAGATGAATGTATTAATCGAATAAAGGAAGAAATTAAATTAATGATGTATAATAAAAAACAGACTATAGAATGACGATTATTTTGATTTTATTACTTCTCTATTACGTGGTCCTTGGACTTCCCCACTATAATACCTTCGCCTTCAAACAACTCCTGTCGAATCTCGTCAAGAGTAGCATTTACACCCAAATTCTTCTCTTGAGTATTCATATTCGCAATACTTACAAGCTCGCCCTTTTCATTGATGGTCTGTGACAATTTATTGTTTGACTTGGCGGCCTTTTCAATATTATCTTGGATGGCGGCAACCTTGGCCTCCTTTACGCGCTTGTCAAACTCGCATTTTGCCTTGTCGTCGTTTTTCTTCTTTTCGTGCATGAGGTCATTTAACTCGGACTCCAAATATTGGACGTTGCCTGTCTTGTAGGCCTCCGGATGGAATGGCATCCAGAGCCCGACTGGGCCAACATATACATCATGATTTGGGTCAATCTCGCGCAACATTTTACATCTCAACTCGGCCTCTTGCTGGCTGGGGAATACGCCACGGACTTTTAATCCGCGGACCGATGTCTGAAACTTATTTTGTTCCGAGAATGTTTTCTCTAGGCGCTCCTCATTATTATCAACGAATGTCTTATAGTCATCCTCAACGGTTTTCTTTAGTGTGGCGCGCTCACTTTCTACGAACTTTTTAAACTGCTCGTGAATGTCGTCGCTTTTAATGTTATATTTATACGAAATAAAATTGATGAATTGAATAAACTTCTCCATTGATTTATTAAAATCATACTCCTCTACAAAGGACTCAAACAAAAATAGGTTCTTGTTCTTAATCTCATTCTCGGGGGAAATAAAGGAGAGACAGGCAAACTTCTGCTCAGCGATTGGCTTATCCTCATCCAACAAATCAACGTTTTTAGACATTTTATATGTATACCTTTAATTATTTATATTTTTTTTCTCTTTAATATTATATGTTTAATTTTAAAGAAATCATGAAACGTATTATTAAATATTTAGTAGAGGGTTTGATGGTCGCGATTGCTTGTTACGCTATACCGAAGCAGTCGTTGCAGTTGGACGAGATAGCGCTCTTAGCCTTAGTCGCTGCCGCGACCTTTTCCATTTTAGACACATATTTGCCCGTGATGGGGTCATCTGTTCGCACAGGTGCAGCTGCGGGAATTGGTTTCAATTTAGTTGGTTTCCCAGGAGGTCTTTAATCAGAGTATTTTAATCAAAAAAATGATTTATTATAAATAATATTTTATTAACCTATTAATATTAAAATAATTTACACATCATAAAACAATTGGATTGTTTCAATTGTTTTATTTGTTATATTTTCTGGATTTATCCAATAATTAATATGTTCTTCCAACACATTTAATCTTTCAGTCCATTCACTAATTTTTGATTTTTTTACAACGCACATTCCCCTCTTGTCTATACCCCAACAAGAAGTTATATTTGTTCCATCTTTTTGATAATCATCAGGGTTAAATCTGATAAAGACAATTGGTCTATGAGCAAAATCTTGTGATAATTCCATTATGCGTTTATTTTCACAACTACATTCATAATTTGTATGTTGGTTTTCATCTATTTCTATAATAATAATTTGGTATAACATATCTAATACCAAATCTGGTCTTCTTTTAGAACACCCACCCGTTACTATTTTGTCTGCTATCCAATTTAAATTTGGAAACTTGATTTTTATATATTCAACAACAGAATATTCTTTGGTTTTATAATTACGGGATACTGGTTTATCTGGGAACAAGTTTGTGTAACAAAAGAGGCAATATCCTTTATATTTTTGTGTAGGTTGGGTTGAACACCAAATACTTTTACATGTTTTGCTTATCACATTCACCATACCTTCTTTTTTGTGTGTCGAACAATACAATGCTTTTTTATCTCCTTCTTTATTAAATGCTGGATGTGTATTACATTCAAGACAAGATATATGTTTAACATCAACCATATTCTCTTTTTTGTGTGCCGAACAAAATAACGCCCTTTTCTCGCCTTCTTTGTTAAATCCGGGTTGTTTAATACATTCAAGGCAAGTTTTGTTTTTCACATTTACCATATGTTCTTTTTTATGTTCGGAACAATATAATCCTTTTGATTCTTCTTTTTTATTAAATATTGGTTGTTTATTACAATCAAGACATGTTTTATTTTTCACATCAACCATCCCATCTTTTTTGTGTGCCGAACAATACAATGCCTTTGTTTCAGCTTCCTTATTAAATACAGGTTGTTTATTACAATCAAGACAAGTTTTGCTTATAACATTAACCATTCCTTCCTTTCTATGTTGTGAACAATATAATGCTTTTGTTTCTCCTTCTTTATTGAATGCTGGATGTTTATTACACTCAAGGCACGTTTTATGTTTAACATCAACCATACCTTCTTTTTTGTGTGTCGAACAATAAAGCGCTTTTTTTTCACCATATTTGTTAAATGTTGCTCTAACATTACACTCAAGACAAGCTTTGTTTAACACATCAACCATATTCTCTTTTTTGTGGATTAAACAATATAATGCCCTTTTCTCGCCTTCTTTGTTAAATGTTGGTCGTTTATTACACTCAATACAAGATTTATTTTTAACATCAACCATACCTTCTTTTTTGTGTGATAAACAATATAATGCCTTTTTCTCGCCTTCTTTATTAAATATTGGGTGTTTAATACAATCCTTTTCTTTACACATTTAATTATTATCTTATATAAACAAATAATAATTAAATCAATTTTACATTAAACAAACCTTTAAAAGGAATTTGAGTTATAATAATAGGCAATAAAATTAAACAGTCGAAATAAAATCCCAATCCAATTCCAAACAAATTTTTCTCCAAATATCGTCTTGCTCAACCTTTTTCTGGTCCTTTAACATCGGAAAATATTCCAAATACTGTCTCTCATCCAAAAGCTCGCACAATTTATAAAGTGTGTAATAATAATTTAAAAAGTTCACTCTGTCATTCGGGCAATATTTAGAATAAGGAATCTGAATATCCATAAAAAGATTACATAAAGTTTCCTCTAGCTGCGGCGTCATGACGGGCGGTTTAATGCCAAGTTTATCTTTAATAAAAGGTATGTGTTCATAGTATTTATTATAACCCAATTTTTTCAATATTTCTTTCGTCTTTTTATTGGTTAATTGGTCAATCGTAATTCTTTCTTTTTTCACTTGATTGCTTATGCGCTCTATAATATCCTTTGGTATATCAGTGGATTCCTTCGCCTGAAACTGGGACAATATCTCTCGGAAATGATTTATTCTTTTGTAAGCATAAAAGGATATTTCTTTAGGCGGTTCTTTATAAGACGGTTTATCATTATCCACTAAATATTGGTGTGTAGTAAAACACACGTTACATAAAATGACACCTTCGTGGTTTACTTTTATTAGCTCGCCCTCATTACAATGGCTACATACATTTTTATTGTAGGCATAGTCGTTTACGGTCATCATGTCAAAACTATTTTTTTTTAAATATTCTTGTATACAGTGATTAATTGATTCATAGGGCGCCTCCTTTTCTTCCTTGAAATTAAAAAAAGAATTAATTGTTTTTTTAGGAGTATTATTTTTATCGATATTTTGTTTAGTCTCGAAATATTCAAATAAATATTTAGAGTTATCTAAAAAATATTTATTTTTTTCATTAATAATTAATTTAATCTTGCCTTCATAATCATGTATTTTGCTATTTATTTCTTTTTCATTCTCTGGTGTTTTTATTTCATTTAGTTCCTCTATTTTTTTGTTTAATTTAGGAATTATTATATTGAATTTATTTTGAAAGTATTTCAACTTGTTCGTATATAAAATGTCTAATGTTGTATCTTGTTTAAGGTTCATAATATATATTCTATTTAAGTAATTTATTTATATATTAAATTAATTAAGTAAAATCCCATTTTTTTTTCTTTTAGTATAATATATAATGGGAGGTGGATTAATGCAACTTGTAGCTTACGGCGCTCAGGATATTTATCTTACCGGTAATCCTCAAATTACCTTCTGGAAGGTTACTTATCGGCGCCATACCAACTTTGCTATGGAGTCGATTGAGCAGACTTTCAACGGCGCGGCTGATTTCGGCCGGCGTGTAACATGCACCATCTCGCGCAATGGTGACTTGGCTTACCGCACCTACTTACAGGTAACTCTTCCTGAGATTGGCCAGTCTTTGGGCAATACCTCGGGCGATTCTGATGTATATGCTCGCTGGCTCGATTTCCCTGGCCACCAGCTCATTGACGACGTTGAGGTCGAGATTGGCGGTCAGCGCATTGACAAGCAGTACGGTGACTGGATGCAGATCTGGAACCAGCTCACTCTTGACAAGAACCAGGAGCGTGGCTACAACAAGATGGTCGGCCAGACCACCCAGCTCACTTTCTTGACTGACCCTGACTTCGCTGATGTTGATGGCCCGTGTGATTCGTCTGCTCCTCGCCAGGTATGCGCTCCTCGTAACGCGCTCCCTGAGACCACTCTTTACGTTCCTCTTCAGTTCTGGTTCTGCAATAACCCCGGCCTTGCCCTCCCGCTTATTGCCCTCCAGTACCACGAGGTCAAGATTAACATTGACCTTCGCGCAATTGACGAGTGCCTTTTCGCTGTATCCAGTCTTTCTCAGACCAGCGGTGACCGAAAGGTAACTGCCGCCTACGCCCAGTCGCTCGTTGCTGCTTCGCTCTACGTCGACTACGTCTACCTTGACACTGATGAGCGCCGCCGCATGGCCCAGAACCCGCATGAGTACCTCATTGAGCAGCTCCAGTACACTGGCGCTGAGTCGGTTGGTTCTTCCTCCAACAAGATTCGCCTCAACTTCAACCACCCCTGCAAGGAGCTCATCTGGGTCGTCCAGCCTGACTGCAACGTAGATTACTGCTCGTCCCTCACCGGCGGCACCACTCTTTACAATGCTCTTGGTGCTCAGCCGTTCAACTTCACTGATGCCATTGATGCTCTTCCTAACACCATTCGCGCGTTCGGCAGTGACGCTCAGACTGGCGCTGATGGCGTTCAGGGTTCTAGCGCCTTTATTACCGGTGGTCTTTTCCAGGAGGCAAACGCTAATGCTGTTTCTAACGCATTCGGCGCAGATGCTGGCACTGAGGGCTGGCAGGGTCTTGGTGGCAATACCACCACCTCGGGTGTTTCCGATGCGGGCACCTTCGTTCTTGCTGAGACCTCCCTCGACATGCACTGCTGGGGTGAGAACCCGGTTGTCACTGCCAAGCTCCAGCTTAACGGCCAGGACCGCTTCTCTGAGCGTGAGGGCACCTACTTCGACCAGGTCCAGCCTTGGCAGCACCACACCCGTGCTCCTGACACCGGCATCAACGTTTACTCGTTCGCCCTTCGTCCTGAGGAGCACCAGCCGTCTGGCACCTGCAACTTCTCGCGCATCGACAATGCCACTCTTCAGCTCGTTCTTTCCAACGCGACTGTTACTGGCACTAACACCGCGAAGGTTCGGGTTTATGCCCGGAATTACAATGTCCTTCGTATTATGAGCGGCATGGGGGGCTTAGCGTATTCAAATTAGTTTGTGACCTACATTTTACGCATCATTGTGACCCACATAATTTTATATTAAAAATATTGTTTATATTAAAATAATTAATAAATATTTTAATTATTTTATTCGTTTTTCTTTTTACGTTGTTCTGCTATTTCTTTAGCATGCATTTTATTGTATGCGTCATTACCGTATTTTTCTTTAAGTGAATCTCTTTGTTTTTGTTTTCGTAATCTAGCATTTTCTCTTATTTCATCAGGTGTTAACTTATTACCTTTTACGATAGTATTTTTTTCTTTGATTTTTTCTTCGGGAATTTCAACTACACTTTGAATATCAACTATAACATTTTGTATAAGTGATTCTTCAATCATTAATTTTTCTTTATCTATTTTTATTTTATTATAAATATATACGCATTTATCTATAAATCTCTTATAAGTATAATTCTTTTTCATGTAATTACAATTTCCACAACAAGAATGAACATTGTTTTCAAGATATCCAATAGAATTATCAATTCGGTCAAGACCGTTTTGATGTTCTTTTGTAGTTTTTTTGCCACATACATAACAAGAAGCATTTGTTAAAATGCTAAATACAGTTTTACCAATTTTAAATACAAGACCTCTTTTTTCAGCACTATTCATATATGCCGAATAAAGTGGAGTATAATTTTTAAAAGCATTTGGGTATAATTTACCTTCTGCTAATTTATTGTAGGTAGCGATATGTTCTACACGTTGAATAAATATATCTTTATCTAAGCATCCTTTCATATAATTACACATTGCGCAACAACTCACGCAATTATCATTTACATAACCAATAGTCGAATCAATTCTATCTATACCATTAAATCCTTTCTCTTGTATTATTCCGCAATAATTACATGGTGATTTAACTATATCCAAATATTCTTCTTTTGTAATTTCAAACGTCAACTGTTTTAGTATTGCCGAATTTTTATATACTTGATAATATTTATATATATTATTTTTACTTTTTTCATTTATTTCTTTAACCTTT